ATTTTTTTATTCGCCATTGTTAACTTGGATAATTAAAATCGGATGGAATTTGACATCTATTTGAAAGCATTGGAAAGGAGATAGTAACATCTGCCTTAACTCCAGCTAAATAATCTTTTTCATTCTCAGTAAAGAATTCTAAAATAACATTATCACCAATCTCCCAATCGAATTTAGGAAATCGAAGCATTGATATAATATCTTGCGCAATGAGTAATTGGTCGGAAAGAACTTCTGTTTCATTTGTCTCGTCTTGTAATTGTCTATCTAAGAAGAATAAGCTAAAAGACATATCCAAAGATTTGCCGTTTATTTGGCTTCCAGTTAACGAATAAAACATAGCTGGATAAACATTATCAGTCTGAGCAAGAAACTCCCACACATCGCCAAAATAAACCGTATTAATTTGGTCGTGGCTTTGCGCTATATCCTTTATCAGCTTTACTGTCTGATTGAGTGTTAATTGTTTTATCGCCATTTTGGTTTAAATAAACTTTAAGCTTTTCAATGTTTTTCTTTGAGTAATCCTTTGGCATATTAGCAACAAAATCCTGTATTACCTTGATACTTTTCTTCGAATGATAAACCACTTCCGCATCCTTCACAATCTCCTAAATAAATAGAAGTTTGGTAAGCGGAGTTCTCTGGATGGATCGCATCTAAACCACTACCAGGATTCAAGTATAAATTGTACTTACCTTGAGCTGCATTCTGCTTTAAGAATTTAACCGTTCTTTCAGCATAGAACTCAGCTCTCTTGCGATAACGTGCAGATATGTCAAGCAAATCTTGCATCTGTGGTTGGTCTGTATTATCCGAAGTCTTACGCACTAATCCTTTGTTGTAGAACTGATAGCTTAATCCTGTCGGAAGCTCGCTTAAAACGTAATAAACAAGCGTATCTGTGATGTAGTTATCCAATAGTGCAACCTCGTCAGAATCTAAGTTATTAGCTACGATGCCATTCTGCAAACGCTCATATAAACCAGTTCCTAAAAGCGGATGAATGTACATATCTTGTGCCGTCTTAATTTCCGGCAAGATTAATTTATCATCTACGTTTGCGTGCAATCCTGTTCTCTCCTTAATAGATGAAACCGAAATGAATAAAGTGTTCTTCATCTTATCCTTTTTTAATTACTGTTTGAGCATACCAACGATGTCTGCAACTTGGAGAATGCTCTCCGTTTGGCATTGTCCACCATCCGCCTCTTCTATCAAATACTGAATAGCCTAATCTTGCGCTAATCGCTTCGATTTCTGCTCTTGAATATAATCTATCTAACTGCATTAATCGTGCGCAGAATTGTCTTGATGGATGCGCTGAAGTATTTCGTTGATCCGTTGGAATATCTGTGCGCCATTCGTAAGAATAACGAATCATAAACGAAGTAGTCTGCGCCTTTGGAGCTTGCAATTCGCTTAATGGTCTTGGCAATGTTCTTTCAATTATTCCTCTTGATTCCTTGCTCTTTAATATGCCTTTAGTCTCTAAGCCTTGCAATACTTTTTCTACGATTTGCAAATCTGTCTTAGTAATGCCAGCAATAATCTCAGAAGTTACTCGCTTATCCTTTTGAATTAAGTCTAAGATATTAGCTTCTAAAGTTGTCAAAGCTTGCTCTGCGAACTCAAGATTCATTTGCTCTTCAGCTTCATTAGCAACCGATGAGAATACCTCTCTTGATTTAAAGATTGAATAGTCCTCTTTGCTTTCCCCACAATTAGCAAATAAGTCAATGATTAAATCATCGCTAAATTGCATCTTAAAATTAGACTCTAATCCTGTCTCAGCATCGGGAATAATTTGCGCTCCTTCTACAGTAGGAGTTAAACCAACGATAGCTCGAATCTCGTTAGCAGTCATTGAGTTTAATACCTTAGTAGCAACGATAGGAGATAAGCTATTAATAGCATCTACCACATCCTGTGAAGTAGAACTTGTCTTAGCCTCTAATGCTGGCGCACCTAACTTCTCACGAATCTCGTCCTTAGTTAAGTTCTGTGCAATAATCTCAGCACTAAACTCAATACCTACAGGCTCAACAGGAATAATCTGAAGCTTGCTTGTTGCTCCTTTTAACTTGGCTAATTCTGTGAATACTTGCTCAAGATAAATCTGCTTGTCGTTAACGTATGTATTTTGAAAGATTTCATAAGAATCTCTCATTTGTTGTCTTGTTCCAAGTTGTCCTGGAGTAGCAATACCGAACAAATCAGGAGCAGTAATTTGATGACCAGCATAAAGATTCTGTTGGATTAATTTATCAACATTCTGAAAATCTTCTTTGGTAATATCGCTTGCACCTAAGTCATCTACAATCGGCTTTCTTGAAGCATCATTAGTAAAGCTAAGAATAAACTTCTTGCCATCTGAACCTGTGAAACGATCCGTAAACTTGCGCTCAATAGTACGCTTCTCGTCATCTGTCGGCTCTCCGTTTGGCAAGGTAATTAACTTGCTTGCAGAGAATCCTGTCTGTGCATTTCCAAGAACGTGCTTAGAAATCTCAATGTCTGATTCAATGTAATTTAAAGCTCCGAAATAACCCGGTAAAGCGTAAGCATTTAAGTTAGGACGATACTCCTTTAGATAAAGGATTTGGCTGCCTGTTCTTAATTGCGTATTAAACGCATTATAAACCTCTCTCTTGTACTTGTTATCCTTCCAATTATCAGAATACCAAAACTGCGTATTGTCCTCGTTAGAACGAACCTTAGTATAATCCAAGTGATAAATCTCAGCTAAGTTTCCACCAGCTTGCAAGTAAGCTCCTCCGAATATCTCAATATCCGTAGAAGTTTTGCGTAAAATTTCGGTTAACGATTCTGATTGGTTTGCGGAGGCGATGAATTGTTCAGCAATGGGATCGGAATCCCCTACAATTTTGAAACCATTACCAGTAATATAGTTAACCTTGCCTTTGATTATCGCATTATGCTTGGCTGACTTGTTAAACAAATCATTCAAGTAATTAGGATAATCGTTTTTAAATCCGAATTCAATATAGCCTCCTCCTTCGCCTTTCTTCTCCTTATATTCTGGTTGTCTTGCTTCCGCAAATGCCAAAACCGTTAATTGATTACTCATATATCTCGAACTTTGTATGTATTTGTCGTATTAGCGTAGCTTGTAAATGCGAAATCAGTAGCATCTTTTAGATTCATTTGTCCTACTTCTACAATTCCAGTAGCTAAAGCTGGATTAATATTCGAAGAACTTGCTTGCTCATATATAGTATAAGTATATTCTCCGCTTGTCTTGCTTCCAAAATGTGTATTTGTAACAATATTGAACGAATTAAATCTATCCTTATAAGCAGATAAATCAGCAGAACCAAGAACGACAAAACTAATCGTTTCATTTGTCAGTCTTGACTCGAAAATAAATAGCCAATTCGGATTTGTTAGCGTAGCCTTTTCGGTTAGCGTTAGTACTATGTTATCCGTTTGTCCTTTCGTTAAATGAATCATCGTTAATAAATAGCAAACTATTATATTATTATTAAACAAAAAAAGGGAGGAACATCTGTCCTCCCCCTAACCGTCAACCAAACGACTATCTTACGAAGCCGAAGTCAAACCAGCAATAATGCCAGATGAAACTTCAGGAGCTAAAGCACCTTCGCTTCCTGTGAATGTTAATGTGTAACCTGAACGATCTCCGTTAGCCGTTCCTGTTGCTCCATTACCACCAGTTAATTGCATTGAGCGTGTTTTACCAAGATACCAATATTTACCATTGTTATCTCCTACAACTACTTTCAAGTTGTTCTGAGCAAGCAATAAAATCTCATTGCGAGTATTTGCTTGTAATTTGTTTAGAACGATAGAAAGTTCTTGTGCGTAGAAAACAGTACCATTTACTACAGATGCGTTAATGTTTTCAGTCAATGAAGAAGTGCCAGGTACTAATTCGTATTTGCGGAAAACTTTTCCCGATCCCTTTACGATTGCAGATACCACACCACTTGCCTCTGTGATTGATGAAACATTACCAGCTTCAATGAAATAGACTTCTGTAATTCCACCTAAAGAATCTCTACAATCCAGCGTATATCCTTGAGTTAATGCG